GCTAAATCAATAAATAATCTTGGATTATGTCTAGCAAATAATAATAAATCTCTTTTTAATTCTTTTGAAGACAAATTATTTACATCAGAACCTAATTCAACTCTTAATATAGCTTCTGCTTGTTCTATATCCATAGCTCTTGCAGCATTTAAAGCATCTAGTTGTAAATCTAACTCTTCTAATTGATCTACAGCTTCGACTTGCCTGTCTAATTCAGAAAATATAATATTATTGTGTGGATGATGTTTTAGAAATTCTTGTAAATTTCTTTTTTCTTTTGGTACAAATAAAACACCTTTTTCAAAAACAATATGTTTTAAAGTAGCATTTCCAACTTGTTCATCTACAAAAATACTTTTTTGATTAGTAGCATATCTAAGCTCTCTCTCATATCCTTTTTCCTTATCAAACCAAACCAAAGGGTATCTTCTAGTATGTTTGCTAGGTATAGTATATGTTAGTGGTTCTTTATTATCTGTTAAATAATAATGTCTATCTTTATATTCCCAATTATCTTTTTTAACCTCTTGCTTGGGAGCAGGAGCCTTTTTTACTTTTGTTTCCATAATATAATATAATATAATAATTAAAAAAGACCCCGCCTAAGCGGGATCTTGTTATTGTTTATTTATTAGCCTATTGCAGTGCTAGCAAGAGTATTTGAAAGACTAACGTCTATCATACCTGCTCCACCACCAATTAAACCAACAGCTTCATTCAAAGCTTGAACATCTGCTTGAACAAATCCTCCACCAGTACTACCATCGTTAGTAGAAGTTAGTGTAAGAACGTCATTATTAGCAGTAGCAGAAATATATGCAACATCTATTTTTGCAGATGTACCAGTTCCACTTAGCGCTATTCTAGCTACTTGTTCTGCACATACAACATCAAATGCACCTGCAGCTTTTTTTACTTTTACGTATCCCATAATTTCTATTCTTTTAAATGTTAATAATTATACAGTCTTAAATAACACGAAGTTATTAGCAGCTTGTGTTACTAAACATCTTTCAGTTAAGAAATGTACGTCCATAGCATCTAAAGCATCAGTATACGCTCCGCCAACAGAACCAGTAATCCAGTTTTTGTAACGTCTATCTTCAGTTTCAGAAGCTCTATATCTTACGTGTAAGAATGGTCGTCTGATATTTGATCCTAACATTTGATCATATACTGTAGTGGTTCCAGCAGGAATCATTACACCGTCAATAGCATTAGATAAACCTCTTGTAGAAGCATCATTTAGATATTTCCAATCAGTTTTGTAGAAGTCATAAGAACCTCTTCTAAAGCCAGTGAATCCAAAGTTAAGTGCCATTTCTGATTCATTATCAAATAAACCATAAGAAGCAGCAGCAGAAGAAGCAAAAGCTCCGTTCATAGCAGCAATCATATCATCAAAATCTAAAGCAGTAGATCTTTGTAAGAAAAGCATGTTTTCTTCAATAGCTCCTTGCTTGTCTAAGTTTTTAAGGATTTCATCGAAATCACCTAAAGCACCAGAACCAGGAGCAGCAGCTCCAGCAAATCCTTGATATACATTACCTCTTGCTTCAATAGCAGCAAATAAACCTTCTGTACCTTTTAAATTAATACCAGTAGAAGCACCAGGCATAGCAACTGTGTGTCCAGCTAATTCACCTTCAACCATTGCCATTTCCATGTAATCTTCAAATCTAAGTCTAGTTTCAGACTCAGCTTTTAGATACCATAGGTAGCCAGATGTTCCATCTTCAGTAGCAACTTCAATCCAACCAATTTGAGCAGCATCAGAACCATTAACTTGGTACTTGTCTCTAATAATAATTGGAGAGTTGTGGTATTCTGTAAAGCTAGGCTCTATAGAATCCATAGTAGCATCTGTAGATCCTTTACCAAACTCAGAACCATAAACAAATAGGTTCAAGGAAGCCGCAGCAGTTAACTGTAATCCACCTTTAACAGTAGCTATATCATAAGGAGTAACTGTAATTTCTGCTTTTGTAGCAACCCCTGTTGGCTGAGCTACAGCAGTTACGATAAACTTCTGTGTTACTAAACCTGTAGCGTTATCAGAAACTAATATAGTGTTATTAACTTTTATAGCTGCAGTATTATTACCTCTACCATTAGTTGTTGGATTAGCGTTAGCTAATTCTATTTCAAAAATAACACCTGATTTCCACTCTACCTCATTATAAGATACATGTAATCTATTTTGTTCAGACCATAATACTTGATCTGATGTCATTGGCATTTCAGCGCCAACCATTCTTAAGAAACCTGCTAACGTTCTGTTACCATATCTCTCAACTTCAGCTTCATAAAGCTCAGGTAAATACTGTTGAGCCCAGTCAGACGTACCGTCTGCAAAGTTCAAATAGTTATTATCTAATGCTTGTTTCTTTTGAGCTGGAATTAAACTTGCAGGAAAACTCCCACTTGTTGCAAAACTCATATTTATATTTTTAGTTTAAGTTATTTTTTTGTTTTTATTTTTAACTTAGAACTATCTACACCACTAATTGCTTTTATTTTTAACCCATTAATAAACATTTCACCAGAGCTAGTAGCTCTAACTTCATTTGTTATATTTTTAGATTTAGCATTAACATCTCTTATAGCGTCAGTTTTACCTTGCTCGTAAAAATGTTTTGCTATTTTATCAGCGTTATTAGCAGTATACAAGGCTTTGTGATAACCTCTATAATCTTCGATTTCACCTTTTTTATCTAGGAACTTCCCAACAAAATTATTTAAATCAGATTGATTTTGAGCAACATCATTCTTGTTATTTACATTATATCTAAAAGCTTTTTCACCAACGCTATATTCAAAACCTTTGAATTCATCAGAGAATAATTTTTTAGTATTGTTTGTAAAACTTTCGTGACGCTGTTGAATCACCTTCTGTTCTTCGTTGTATCTATTGAAAAAGTCATTAGCTTTTTTTTGTTCTTTAGATACTGAAGGTTTCAACTTGATCTCTTCATAGTATTTTTCTTTAGAACTATCTAAAAAGCTTTTGGCTTTGGCAATTTCTTCTTTGTAAGCTAGTTTTTTCTTTTTAACCACTCTATCTTCTTCATCTTCATCCCACGCAAAATTATCATCCATTAAAAAATTTATTTCTTCTGAATTCAAATGTGGTTTGCTTACACTATAATATTCTTTAAGTAATTGTTCTCCGTTTAACTTACCGTAGTCTTTGTTTAAATTAACGTAATCTTCGACAGTGCCACCAGTATCTTTCATGAAGTCTACTAGCTTTTCAATGTTTTCTGGTAAGTCTATTTGTGGATTTTCTTTTACTTCTTCTTTAATTTCTTCTACAACCTCTTTAGTTTCTTTAACTTCTTTATCTTTTTCTTCTACTTTTATTTCTTCAATAATTGGAGATTCCTCAGTTTTAGTTTCTTCTACTACAGGTTGTTCAACCTTAACTTCTTCCACTTTAGTTTCTTCAACTACTTCTGGTTCAGTTTTAGTTTCTTCTTTTGGCTCTTCTTTTTTAGCCATATCTAACTTAGTTATTTCTTTATTAGTAACTAATTTTTTAGGTTTCTTTTTTATTTTAAAGTCACCTTGTTCTAGTTCGCCAGCGGCGGTTTCTTTTATTTGTTCTGACATAATATAATATAATAGTTAATATAAAATTATCTAGGGGCAAATTGGTCTAAACTAACTCCGCCTAAATTATCATTACCCTTAGATTCAAAGTTGATAGGTAAACCATCTTGTTTTCTCTGGGTTATCATTTCACTCTGTTGAGTGCCTTGAAGCTTAATTCTTTTGTCTTTTCTATCTTCAATTTCTTTTTCTTTTTCAGATATAACTCTAGACTGCTCTTTAGCTAGCTTAATGTTATAGTCAAATTCTTGTTGCATTAAACCTCTTTTTATTTCTGCTTCAGTCTGCATTCTTTGTATCTCAAACTGCGACTTGGCTTGTTCTACCTGGACTTTACTATTAGTTAAAGCTTCTTGTTTTTGCAACTCAGCTAAAATCGTTTTTTCTGCAGTTTCAGCTTGAGCTTGAGCTTGAGACTGTATTTGCTGAAGTTTTAGCTCTTGATCTTTAGCTTGTTTTTCTTGTCTTCTTTTCTTAAGTAAAGTATTGGCTAATTTTAAATTATTTACGTTTCTGATGTCAATAGCGTCTTCTAAATCTATAGATTGAGTAGACAAAGCTACTTGAATGTTTTGTTCTAATTTAGCTTTTTCTTCGTCATCAGGTTCTAATTCTATAAATATACCAAAATCGTGTATGTTAACACTAGTTAATTCGTCTAGTGTATTAGTATTAAAATTAGATATACTATTTATCAAAGACATTCTAGTCAAAGGAAACATTAGAGAATCACTAACTCTTAATGATATATTTTCACAAGTTCTAAGTGTTAAATATAAACTAGCTTGTAATACATGTCTAGTAGCTACATTTGAATTAGCAGCAGCTAATTTTTGTAAACCAACTAATGATTGCTTGTCTGGTAATGT